CCGAATTTTATCCTGATAGATTAAGACTATCATTTTACGAAGATATATTAGTTTTTAATGAGTCCAAAAGTCTAATAACATTTGACTATATTAAATCTAAAATATATTCAAAATTACTCATAATTCCACAATTTTTATGGACTAATAATGAAGTAGCCGGAATAGTATGGAACATATTACAAATGAAAATATATTCAAAACCTATGTTAGATACATATAGTTTTATAGATGATGATGAAGTTAATATTGACAAGTATATTAAATTGCTGAGATGTGGTGTTCCTATACAAGCTATTAAAAATAAAATGAGTTTAGAAAAGATAGATTCAAATTTATTAGACAAATTTATTCAACCAAATTCTTCTAACCAAACTTCAAGATTTTCACTACCTATTCCAATATTAGATTTAAATAAAACCAATCTTAAATCTATACCTAAAAAGAAAATTAAACAAAATAATTCTAATTCTAATTCTAATTCTAATTCTAATTCTAATTCTAATTCTGGATTTAGGATGACTATGGATCAATTAAAAAATATTAAACTTAAAAAAACAAATCATAAAAAAATATCACATCCATTTACACATATGAATCCATGCGTAAGTCCCATCGATCTACAAGAGATGATACATAAAATTCTTAAAGATTAGTATATTTAACATTTCTCTTTAACAATATGAAATTTTTCATCATTTTCTATAATTAATACATGAACTCTTCGATGTGTGCATTCTGGTGATTCATCTAATTCACCAAAAGCTTTTGACGCTCCAATATCTACTCTCCATATTTTATTATTATAAGAGGAATTAATACCTTTATTATACATAAATTGTGGGGAATGTCCCATAATCATACCTTTAATAACATTCGAATTATTACGTAAATTTTTTAAATTTAGATTATTTAGTGTTTGTCTAAATGATTGAATGCCGGTGGATTCATCCCATTCATCCATATCACTATATATTCGTGACCAAAATGGTGAATCATTATCATTATCAGTATGATATAATTCGCCAATATTATCAGTGCTATTTCCAAGTAACCAATTTTTTACACTACTGTTTATTGTATTAAGACTATAATTATTAGCACATTCGGGTGATATAGCGCCATGAACAAATATCCAACTTCCAATTTGAATAACTGAGTATCTTGTTAACGCTAGTCTTTTAGATAAAAGACCACCAGGTTTAAATACTTCTAATCGTTCTTTGTATCCAAATGGATATTCTGAGTTTTGTTCATATGAACCATTAAAGAAATTACCGAATTCATAAAATTCCTTTGGACTAACATATCTAAAATCACCATCAACATTCATTAACTCATGATTTCCAAAAATACTAAATAAAGCGCCTCCTTTTTTTTTAGCCTCTTTGTGTAATTTCTCAAATAAACTAATTATTTTTAAATCTGATCCTTCGTCTTTTACTAAATCACTATCTTCTTCAGAACATAAATTATTAAATAATTTAGTAGGTCTAACCCTATCAATCTGATCTCCTAATTGAACAACATATGTATCCCCACCAGTCCAATGAATATTATTAATAGATCTTGAATTATCTGGGATTGAAGTATCAATAACTCCAGCTAATTTTAATGCTTTTATTGCAACCGATAAATCACCATGTATATCTCCTATTGCTACTAATTTGCTAACTTTAGGATACATACATCTATCAATATCATAATTTTGAAAGATATCATTTAAATTGGAATAATTACGTTTTAATGATTTTTTATTAAAAGATGAGAATGATTTTGATCTACGTATTTTATCATTACTATTATTACTATTATTACTATTATTACTATTATTACTATTATTACTATTATTACTATTATTACTATTATTACTATTATTACTATTATTACTATTATTAGAGTGGAAACTATTAGTAGAATTAGATCGTTTTAATTTTTTTAAAGTGCTTATTTCTTTAAGAATAAAATTTTTTAAAGAAATTTTTTTAATATAAGGTTTAGAAAACATATTTTTATGACCATTTAATTGTAATTTTATACCTAAATTAACTAATGATTCACGTGACATTAGATCAATTTGTTTTAAATTCATATTAATATTAGATTATAAAAAAAATAATAATAATTAACCTAGTATGTACGTTTCATTTATCTTCTAGATAACATAATATTATGTATTTTATTATAATTTTCAAAATGAGTTGTATCGTTATTTCTTACATTAAATATTCGTTTTTCTTCTCTTTCTAATTCTCTAGATTTTTCTAATTCTATTTCCATAATTTCTTCGGCCGTTTGTTCCTTTATATTAGATCGCGCTGCTTTAATATCATTAACAGAATTGTAGGATTCTCTATTATTAGCGTTTGTATCAATTAATCTTGATGTTGTATGTGCTTCTTTATAATCAGTATAATTTATAGATTTTGTGTTTCCAGTATAATTATCTATTTTATCTACACCAAGTTCTTCACAATTATTTTCATTATTCATAAATAACTCTTTTGGATTACGATATTGAACTACAGCATCAGAAACTTTAACATTATTTTCAAACATATTATTAAAATTACCTTTAGTTAAACTATTATTTCTAACTATATCTTCACTATCAAATTCATTATCTTTAGACCAATCGCCATATCCATCATCATTAACATTAGATATACGATGATCATTATAAACTTTATTAAATTTATTTACATTAAAATTGTCACTATTAACATTTGTATTTTGATAATTTGTTTTAGTTTGTTTTTCTATATAACTTTGAGAATTATTTTTTAATTCATTAAATTGTTTATCATTTTGTTTTAATTTATAATCTTCATATAATACTTTAAAAGCTTCATTTATAATATTAAAATTTTTACTATCACCATTATTTTTATCAGGATGTGTGTCCAAAGCAAATTTTTTATATTTTAATTTTAAATCTTGAATATCTATACGTTTATTTTTATCATATCCATATAATTTATAAGGATCTATATCACCTAAAATATTTAATTTAGATTTAATTTTTGTTTGTTGGGGGATCATTCTAGGTACATTTAATCTTTCGGCTTCTATATTACGTGTATTTTTACTATTTATAACATTTGTATCCATATGATAATTTGATAAATCATAGACTTTATTTATACTTGAATTTATTTTAACACTATTATTTCTAAATTCATTTGTATAACTATAAAGATCAATAATAAAATTATTTATACTATTAAATTTAGAACTTGGTATCTTATTTTTAATAGATGTTTGTTGTTTCATTAAAATATTAAGTTGGGCTTTAATTTGTTCTATATTATTTGGAAAAATATTAATTTTTATAGTTTGTACTAATTCATTTAATTTAGTATCATTTAATCCATAAAGATTTTTTAATGAATTTAAATAGTCCATTAAAATTTAAAAATAAAAAAAAAATTAATTATAAACTAATTAACACCATCCTATACCTAGTAAAAAATATCCAATTATTCCTAATAATAATCCTAAATGACATCGTAATTTCATTTCTTTATAAATTTTTATCCACGCTTTTACTTGATTTTGTGATTTTAGGTGACTTAACATAAAAGTTGATTTTGGATAAAATAAATAATAGACCCAATTAAATCCAAGCGCTATAACCATAAAAACACATATATTCTGTGTTTTTGATAATATTCTTTTATAAGTAACTAATAATGCTAAAATAGTTCCTATAACTAATCCTTGTATATAAATAGACATACGTTCACTTAATACACTTTTATAAACTTGTAATTGATTATCATCTAATAAACTTTTATAATGAGTGAAATTTTTTGATTTTTTACTAGATAACATCATAACTAACATTGAACCTAATAAAGCAGAACCAACTAAACAATAACTTATACATTCTTTCATATATAAATAATATAGAATATAAAAATATAAAAATTACAAAAAAATGGTAAAAAATAATATTGATATATAATATGTTAGCTTATCACGAATATATTTATTTAATCCATGTAGTTTTAGTTGCTCCACTTCTAATTTATGTAGGTTACATGAACAAAAATTCTCAGAAAATAGCGTTTGACGTTATGTTAATACTTGGTTTAGTTGTATTTTTATATCATTTATATAAATTATACAAATCATTAAGTTATAAAAAAGAAAAAGTTATTTAATAAAAATCTCACTATTTAATTTTTTTTTTAGAATAGGATCCATTTTTATTTTTTTAAATGTCTTATTAAGACGTTCATAATCAATTAAAGGTAATATCGGTTCACATTGCCAAAAATATCTTTTATAGTAAGTATCTATATTATATTTTTCAGGATAATAATCACCTATATCAGATTTAGAAGTCATCAATTTTCTATATTCAGATGGAACAAGATTACTACTCGTTTTAGGAAATATGGATAATAATTGAACTATTGGTGAATATGGTTTAGACTCTTTAAATTTAATTTCATTTAAATGTGTTTCCTTCATTACACTTAATATATCCATTATAGAAGGACAATGTCTATAATTATATTTCCATTTCCAACATTTACATCCTTTAAAATAATACTCAAACGTCCATTTAAGACCAGTAATATAATTTAAACAACATTGTTTTAGATCATCATCATCATATACATTAAGAGCTTTATTGTAAAATCTATATTTCCAATTTTTAGTGCCAATATCTATGTAATGTTCACAATCTTGATTTAAAATAGGATAATTATTTAATAGATCTACTTTTTTATCATAGTCATTATCATGTTGTCTATTAAATCTAAATTTTTTTCGTTTTTTAGACATTTTTAGAAGTAAATCTGATTCATAATTTTTTAGTTCATTAAAATAAGTTTTCACAAAATTCCAATTTAGTGTTTTTTTTTTAGAATTCACTAAATTTTGCTCATAAATTACATATAGTTCAACATATTTTTCTAGTAAAATTGTTAATCCATCATGACGCAAGTCAAATGCTAATAAATGTGGTAAAAAATCATTTCCAACTAAAAAACTTATAAATATATAATCATCTAGCAAATTATTTAATTTATCCATATCAAATAATAATGTTGGATCATTCACTAATATCTTTTCTTGAATATCTTTTATAATATAATATTTTAAATTATCTATATCCAAATACAAAAATGAATCCATAATAGTTTTTCCAAATTGGACTGCTTCTCGTAATAAATAAATATTATTTTTATGTGATACAAAAGATAATATAATTAAATCGGCATCTAATCCATAAATTATTATATTTCCATCTAAATCATTTTTTTTAATATAATCTAAAATTTTATGTTCTCCTTCACCAGGAATATATGAATCACTAAAATATACTTTAATATTTTCATATAATTTATTAGTATTTAGTTCCTTTTTAATTTTTACAGATAATTTATCCATAAATTCAGTTCCAGGTGATATAGCATTCGTATTCCAATTAAATGTATTTATATCTTTATTTTCTTCCTGTTTTATTTTATCTATTTTAGATTTTTCATATATAGTTTTATATCTACGTAATCTTTGTTGATTCATTTTAGCACATGGAGCAACACCATCAATAGCTATATATAATAATTGTGGATTAACCATTTGAACTAATTTTTGTATATAATTTAAAACTTCATGAATCATTTTATTTTCAACAATATTTTGATTAAAATTATTTACACTATATTCTTCTAAAATCTTACGACAACATGGATGTATCGCACAATTTAAATCTAAAAATAAATTATTTATATTATTATCCAAATTATTTTTTATAATAGTAGGATATTTTTCAGATATAATTTTAAAATATAACGGAATTCCCATCTTAAATTAATAAAGATGTATAACTTTAAGTTTATTTAAACTTTATAATTCTATACTACATGAAATTAAACCTGATTATAAATAAACTATATTTAATAACAAATATAGTTAATTATATTTACATATTATTAATAATATCATCACTGATCAGTCTGATCAGTCTCATTCACACTAAAAGATGGAATTCCAATCATATAATCTTCATTTTTATTATCATTATTATTATTAGGTTCATTATTATTTTCATTATTATTTTCGTATTCAAAATCAAATTCAATATCATTATTTGATATTTCATTCATGGGGGGGAAATTAGAAAATTTTTTAAGATATGCTATTTGTGTCATTTGATATTTCTCTATTATATCTACTTTAGATTTATCAAAATCTCTTTCAGTAACTAATACAATATCATTTAAATTAACATATACCCTCCTCATCATTTTCCCTCGGATTACCCCTATTTTACTTATTTTTTCCCAATCTAAAATTTCATTTGTTTTTTCATCAATTTTAGGAATATAATAATCTAAATTTACTCTACCACTACCTAATATTTTAGTTACATAAGCAAAATATTGATTTTCATCTGGTAGAACAGCATTAGTAACTATTGTATTTTTTGCCCTACGATGTTTTTTTCCTCCTTTCCCTTTTGAAGACATATTAATTTAGATTAGAGTAATGTTTTTAAATAATTTTTATAATCTTTATAATTAAATATGGATAAATTAAATTCAATAATATTTATTCAATTAAGATTAAAATTTTTATATAAAATAAATTCAAAAAAAAAAGATTTATATAATGAAATTTTTAATCACATTATTAAATTATCTTATAGAAATGAAAATAATAGAAAATTAAAAATTATATCAAATTATACATATAATATTTTGAATAATGAATTATCTAAAATTTTAGAAAAATTTAATACAATTTCTTTAAAAATAAAAACAATTAAATGTATTATTCTATTAAATAATATTAAAAATGAATTGAAAAAACTAGTATTTAAAATTGGCGCTAAATCATTTAATGATATTATTTATTTTTATTTTAATCTAAATAATTCTATTAAAAATGTATTAAAAGAAGAGTTGGATTTTATAAATGAGTATTTTAAACCTACAAAATTAATAGTATATAATAAACAAATAAAACCATCAACATTATATGAATATGATAATATAGATATTATAGAGGATGAAACTAAAATCCAATATATAAAATTAAAAAAAAAAAATATTACTTTATTTGAACATATTAACAGTTGTAATATTTATTTAAAAATAAATGAAGAAATAATTATTATTACTGGATATTTTATTAAAGATTCACTAAATATTTTAAGAAATACACTAGTTTTAAAAAACAAATATCATGATATATTAAAAAAAATAAATAATATAAATATTGATACTAATTTTAAAAATAATTATATTGAACAATTATCTATAAGAGATTATTTTATATATTCTAGTTCACAAATAATAGAAAATATTCAAAAAGATTATTTTAAAATAATAAATTATTATAAAAATAATATCTCATATATCGTAAAAGATTTTTTAAATAAAAATATAAAAGAACAATTAGAAACAATAGTATTATTATTATTAATAGATAATATTGAAATTCAATATATAGCTTATTTACTTTACGAATTAATTAATAATGATTCATATTTATTAAAATCACAACATTTATCTGAACAAATTTACAATAATTTACATTGGACTTTACAAAAAAAAATTAAGAATAATTTAAATAATATTGAAGATAAAATAAAAGATTATAATTTTAAGATTGAAGAAATCTCATATGAAAAAAGAATTTATCTAATGAAATGTAATGATTATGTGAAACAAAAAGCTATCGAAAAATATAAAGAAGTTACTAATAAATCAAATGATAATGCATCTAAATCACAACAATATTTAGATTCTATACTTAAAATACCATTTAATTTTTATAAAAAAGAAGAAATATTAGTGTTAAAAGATACATATGAATTAAAAATAATTAATATTGTTTCACAAGTTAATAACTATATAAATGAAAATAATATTAATTATCCATTATTAAATAACAAAAATTCATATTTATATATTGATATGGTTGATATAATAAATAAATTAAAAGAATTTAATAATTTAAATAATAATATACTCGATACATATATAAAAAAAAATAAAAATAAAGATATAACTAAAATAATAGAAACAATAAATAAAGATCAAACTATAATTAAATATAAATCAAAAGGTAATAAAAAAGAATTATTAAAAATATTTAATCAGTTTTTTGAAAATAAACAAATAACTAATAATCTTAAAAATAAATATTACAATATTATTAATATAAAATCAAATCCATTAAATTTAAAAATAAATATATTATTAAATGATTGGAATTATTTTATAAATAAACGTAAAAATTATATTGAGAATATAGACACTATTTTAAATAAAGCCATTTATAGTCAAAATGACGCTAAAAACGAAATTAAAAGAATTATTGGACAATGGATTAATGGCAAAATGACTGGTTATTGTTTAGGATTTGAAGGACCACCAGGAATAGGTAAAACATCTCTAGCAAAAAAAGGTATAGCAAAATGTTTACTAGATGAAAATGGAATTTCACGACCTTTTTCATTTATTGCATTAGGTGGATCTAGTAATGGTTCATTATTAGAAGGTCATAATTATACATATGTTGGTTCAAATTATGGTAAAATAATAGATATATTAATACAAACAAAATGTATGAATCCTATAATATATATTGATGAGTTAGATAAAATAAGTAATACTGAAAATGGAAAAGAAATTATAGGTATTTTAACACATTTAACTGATTTCAGTCAAAATGAACATTTTAATGATAAATATTTTTCAGGTATAGAATTTGATTTATCTAAAGTATTATTTATTTTTTCATATAACGATTATAATAAAATAGATCCAATATTAGCAGATAGAATACATAGAATTAAATTTAATTATTTACAAAAACATGAAAAAATACATATTATGAATAATTACATTATACCAGAATTACTTAATAATATAGGTTATTCAAAAGAAAATATTTTATTTGATAGTGATGTTATAGGTTATATTATAGACAATTATACATATGAAGCAGGTGTTCGTAAAATAAAAGAAAAAATATTTGAGATAATAAGAGAAATTAATTTAGAAACTATTATGAATAATAATTTTAGCACTAAAATTGTTGTAAATTTAGATTATGTTAAAAAAATATTCGAAAATAAACCTCAAATATCTCATAAAAAAATAAATAATGAAAATTTAGTAGGTGTTGTTAATGGATTATATGCAACTTCATTAGGAATAGGTGGTATTATAACTATTCAAGTAACAAAATCATTTAATGAAAAGAAATTAGATTTTACTATTACAGGACAACAGGGGGATGTTATGAAAGAAAGTATTTATTGTTCTAAAACAGTTGCTTGGAATATGATACCAGATAATATTAAAAATAATATAAATTCAGACGAATCATTTGGGATACATTTACATTGCCCTGAAGCAGCAACTCCTAAAGATGGTCCATCTGCTGGTGGAGCATTAACATTAGCTATAATATCTTTATTAACAAATATAAAAGTAAAAAGAGATATAGGTTTAACAGGTGAGATAGATTTAAAAGGGAATATTACTAAAATTGGTGGATTAGATTTAAAAATAGAAGGTGGTAAAAAGGCCGGATTAAAAACGATTTTAATACCATTAGAAAATAAATTAGATTATGATATTATTAAAAAGGATAATCCTCAAATATTAGATAATATTGATATTATTGTTGTTTCTTCAATTAAAGAAATAGTAAAATTGTGTTTAGAAGAAAATAGTATTAATTTTAATTTATAAATTTTTTAAAGATTTATAAATATCTATTTCATCATTATTAATATTATTTAATATATGATCACTATTTTTTCCTTTATAATCACATACATAAGATACTAAATTTTCATTATCATTATCAAAATAATTATATGTTTGTTTTAATATATTATTATTTTCACCTGTAGTTGTAATAGTTAAAACATTTGATTTTTTACTTATCAAATTTAATATTTCGTCTTCATTATTTGTTTTAATATTAATTTTTCCTAAAGCAACAATAGATATTTTATAAGTTGTTTTTGGTTTAATATTAATTATTTCTTTTTGAAAATTATCTTTATCTAGTTGTGGTACATTTAATATCTTAATACTATTTGAACCTATACCTAACTCTTTAATTTCTATAATATAAGTGCCTATTTTACATGATGAACTATTAGGTTTTCGCCATTCTAATACTATTATAGGTGTGTTTCCTGCTGAAGTATTTTTTTCATCCGGAAATCCTCTAATTTTAGGTGCTTCAGGTGCTTGAGGTGGCGCTATTAATTTTTTTATCCAAGGACAATATGTATCTCTATCAACCTTTTCAAATTGTTGACCATTCTCGCCTCTGCATTCTAAACATCTTTTCTGACATTCAATTATGTTACAAGCATTTTTAGAATCACACTCATTTATACAGTCTTCTTTATTTTTAAAAATATCATCATTGTCTTTTTTTGTAGTAAAGTCACAATTATTACTAGGATCATTTTTTTCACAATAATAATGATTACAAATATGTTCTTTAAAATTATCATTCCAACCATTAATTTCTACTACTTTTCCATCAAAAGAGTCTATATTCCAATTTCTAAGTTGAATAAATAATTCTGTATTTGTATTATCATCGGTAAATATGTCTTCCTTTTTAATATCTATTTTTATAGCATTATTTAAATTTATCTCTATAAATGGATCTTTATCTTTATCTTTATCTTTAAGTTTTATATTTAACCAGAATTTATATTCATCAACATCATCAACAGTTTCAATTGGTATCTTTTTATTAAATGATTCGTCCTCTGAATCGTCCTTGTTGCCTGAAATATTTAACTCTCCTGATACATTTATATTGAAATTTAAAACATATATATTTTCAGTATTACTTGTTGTTGTTGTTAATGTCATTATATTTCCATTAAAACTTTTTTTAATATTAAAATAAAGACCAATGTTTTTAATATCTGAAATGTCATTGTGCTTTATTTCCATACTATGTTCTTTCATATCATAAAAATAATATTCTTTTTCAGAAAATTTAGTACCTACATGTTTTAATAAATTCTCCCCACCCAACTCCTCCCATGTGCAATTTGAAATATTACTCTCATCCGTGGTCGTTATTGTACTGCTTGTAGGAAGCATGTTGCCACCTTCATTTTCACTTGATGTACATATAAAGTTTAAATCTATATTAAAATGTTCTAAAGTATTATTATTTTTTTTTAAATAATACCATATAATTAAAATTATTACTAACATAATTGAAATTAATATTTGTTGTATTTTCATTACAATATATAAATATTTTAATTATTTTGTACAACGGTCAAAATTACCAATTTTTAAGTTTGTAGGTAATGTTATATTATTTAATATTAATGTGTTAATAATTGATTTAACAGTTTTAAAAGTTATTAAATTAGATATCATTCCTATCCCAGAAGAATTATAAGCTTTTATACCTAGGGTATATGATTCTCCAGGAGTTAAATTTTTAATTATATATTCACATTTTTCAGAGCATCTAATTATATCAATCCATTCTATTCGTAATCCTTCATCTTTTTTATAGGTTTTATAAAATAATGCCACATATCCTTTTGTAGGATCACCTAGTCCTGATTCTGATGATGTCCACTCAAATGATGCTGATCTACCATCATATGATATTATAGGATTATCAATATTAGGTGGATATGGACGACCTGATTTAGAATATTCATCATTATTTAAATAACTACTTTTATTAAGCCAATAACAATCATTACCAACACATTGATTACATTGTTTATTACAATATTGTGTACTACATTTATTTACTGGTTTAATACATTTCTGCATACAATCAATAGAATGTCTACTTTCATTAATTTTAGAATTAAAATGACATTCTTTTATATCTTTACATTTATAATCACATACAGATTTGTTACACTGTGTATCTTCTAAACATTTATTTATACATTGTTCTTTAATAAATAAATGTTGATCAGATTCTTTTTGAGGATTATAAATACATTTTTCTTTATCTAAATTAAATTCAAAATTCCCTAAATATCCATTTAAATATTCATAATCATAGTCATAATTATAACCAAAATATATAGGCGCTGGTTTAAATTCTAATTTACCTTTTTCTACAATACTAGGTTTTATACATTTACTGTATTTGTTATCATATTGACAATCATAATTTTGAATATCTAAACTTTCTACTTTAATATCATTACTATCATTTGATATAGAACATGTTATATTATGTTTATTAACTTTAATATCAATATTATATAACGTATTTGTTTTTATATTTAAATTAAATTTTTTATGCGTGGTATTATTTAATTTCAATTTAAAATTATGCGTCTCATGCGTATCTATAATTAAAGACCATACACCTATCCCTGAGTGAACAATAATATATTCATTACCATCAACTAAATTATTTAATAATAGTGAAAATTTAAAATGTGTATTTAAATTATCTATTTCTTTTAATTCAATATAACTGTTTTTTCCATTTAATTCATATAAATTTTTTATTACATTATAACATTTTCCTATATTATCATAACCAATAATACATCTACCACCATCACATACTGAACTTTCTAAACATCCATTATCTTTATTAGAGTTATTAGTATATAAAGCGTCATTATCTAACGATACAATATTATGTAATATTAACTCCTGATTTGATATATTTAAATTTAATGTATTGGTTTCATGAATTATAACACTCTCTATTTTAGTCTTTATGTCTAAATCATCTTGAAGATTTGGATTTAAATATAGTTTATATTTTGAATAATTTTCGTCAATATCAGTTATAGTATAAATTTGTTTTTTAATTTTAAGTTTGTCACCTATTAAATAATTATTATTTGTAATTTCAATATAATCATATCCCTTATAAGAATTATTTACTAGACTATTATCAAGTTCTCGTGCTGCTGTAGTTATGGTTGGTGCTGCTGCGGACGTTGTTGTTTTTATTGTAGAAGGCATTGTTGTTTTTATTGTAGAAGGCATTGTTGTTTTTATTGTAGAAGGCATTGTTGTTTTTATTGTAGAAGGCATTGTTGTAGTAGAAGGTCTTGTTGTAGCAGGTCGTGTTGTTGTAGAAGGCATTGTTGTTTTTATTGTAGAAGGCATTGTTGTTTTTATTGTAGCAAGTGTGGTGCTAGCTGCAGTGGTGGGGACGCAAGTGCCACACATCACTGGGCATTTTTCTCCGACTTTATTCCCGTCATCCGTATCACAGAGGGAGTTGGCGGCGGGGATTTCACACGGATCAGAGGGGTCTTCTATCCCGTTGCACGTCTTCGCCGATTGATCTTCGACATAAATAAAACCTTCCATCGATTCCCCCGGATGTTTTTCACAACTATATGTAAATAATTTATTATTATCATCTTGATTAAAAGTTATACTTTTTGGGAAAGGATCGTAATTATAAGCTGTACTCCACAACAATGGTTCCATTATGTCATCTTTCCATATAAGTGTATGATTTTTGTACGTCGGGTTCCAAGTTACCGTCATTCCAGGTTTTATAATTATTTTTTTATTCGTTACAAAATTTTCCGCCCAGGTAATTTCTATTGTGTCTCTGTATCTTAAATCTGTATAATCATTTATGTCTGCCGGTTTTTCATTATCTTGGAAACCTTCTTTAGTTTTAGAACTAAAATTAAAATATAGTAAAGTTATTAATATTATAATAAAAACTAAATATTTCATACTTAATATAATAAAATAAAAAAAAAACTAAATATTATTTTTTCTACATTTAAATACATATACACATAAATATTTTAATATAATGGCTACAAATAATGTTAGAATTATAACTAAATATAACATATTATCATAGAAATTTAATATCATACTAATCAGTAATATTTTTTTTAATATCTTTTATATTTTTTAATGTTCCCATTAAATAATTAATTTTATTTTTTAATATGTTTAATACAACATTTTGCGCTATTTTTCTTGAATTAATTAAAAGTTTAAGTTTGTGATTATAATTTGATTTATTATTATCAGTCATTAATGGTAATTCAGTATTATGTGTTTTTTGTTGTATTTTTTTATTTATTATTATATTATTTAAATATGTATCTATATCAGGTGATGTTATATCAATTTTATTTAAATCAAAATTAAAACCATCACTAGAACTTTTTATATCATTAAACATTTTCATATATTTTTTATTTATTTGCCCTTCTTCCAGTGTTTTTAAACGGTCTTGAATATTAACACTATTGACAAAAAAATGTTCTTTTTTTAAATAAAAAATAAAATAAACTAGTAAAGATATTAGTATTAGTATTATTACATTTATCATTAATATTTATATATAAAAAAAATAATAGTAAATAAATTATAATACTAAAAAAATGAATATTTAATGTATGAAATTTCTATAATAAAATGTGGTAATAAATATAAAACTACATTTAAATTCATAATTGATAATATAATACCCAATATTAATATAATTAAACTAATTTTCTTTAAAGGTAGTATTTTATTTTTTTTAAAATAAATAAGAAATCCTCTAATTAAAATAAATCCAGCCAAATACCATGATAGTAAATTTCCTAATTTACATACTTTAGATGTAGGTGTATCACTTTTACCTATAGGATGATATAAAAGGTCATTACTAAAATATGTAATTGGATGGGCAATACTATATGTTGTTTTAAAATAATTTAATACATAAATTATATATAAACTATGAATTAACGCAAATAAAATTATCATTTCTATAAAATAGTGTTTAGATCTTTTTCTGAAATATTATTTATTACTATATTATTTCTATTTATATCTTCTTTTAATTCTAAAAACTTAAATTTCGCATTAGAACAATCTTCATCATCACTATCATTTTTACAATCTCCACACGCTGTACAATCATCATCACAATCATCCCATTTTCCTGAAATATTGAGTACTTTTTGACATTTACTAACACCATTTCTAATACGACACTTACATCCTTTACAAGTAGGAAGTTCTTTATCATCAGCTTTTTTATACTTTGGATCTTTCTTACATATTGATTCCTCATATATACATCCAATTGTTGTTCTACATTCTCCGGCACTTAAATTGGAACAATCTTGACATTTTTTACAATTATTACATTTCCACTTAGGATCACACCCCCATGTCACACCATCTATTTGTTTTTTACATTCTTTTTTTTCTTCACCATCAGAACTTTGAAGACATGAACACCCATAACATTTATGATATTTTGAGTACCCATCATATTCTGTTAAATCAGGTATTTTATTATCTTTACACTTAGGTTTGTTGGTTTTATAATTTGGGTAAAGATCTTCAAATTCATAATCAGCTTTATATTTGCTTATATATTTACTAAAAATGCGTTCATCATCTTCACTATCTGATATAATATTATTATTATTTGAAATAGATTCATTACTATTACTATTGTTGTTACTTAATACATTTGTAAGATCATTTGATTTGTCTAATTTATCTGAATCGTCTAATTTATATGAATCGTCTAATTCATCTGAATCGTCTAATTTATCTGAATCGTCTAATTTATTTGAGTTATAATCTATAATATTGTTATCAATAAAATTTAAATATAACCAAAAAAGAATAACAATAAGTTCTATTATTATTATAATTTGTTCTATAACATTTTCTGATAATTTATTTTTTAAATATAATTTACATGTATAATAAATAGACACGATAATAAGAAGTATTTCAACAAATTTTTTTAATAAATTTTTATTATAATTTACACTCTCTGTAGTATTATCAGTTATTTTATCGGTTAAATATATAATTATATATATTTGTATAAGAAGTAATAAACCTAATGTAATAAAAATATTAATCATATTAATATATAAAAATATAAAAATTATGTAATAATCAATTAAAATTTATAATTAAATTTTTTATAGATAATTTATTCCGTTTACTATTTACTTTTTATTTCTTTGTAAACGTTTATTTATACTTTATATTTTTTAAAATTTCCACCACCCGCAGATCCAGATCTTATACTTTTTCTTTGTCGTAAGGTATTAGGCAAAGCTCTTTGTCTCGGTCCCTGCGTTATATTTCGACTGTGTCTTTGTTCTGCTCTGTCAGGTCCCGTTAATGTACTAACACTTTCAACATGTTTCATTGATGCGTTTGATCTTGCACGCATTTCATTTTGAAGTTCTTCGTTTTTTTTCTGTATATTCTGTGTTAACAAATCTGTCTTAGTTTTAATATCTATTAAACTTTGATTAATTTTTAATGCTTGATTTAACCATTCATTTCTATTTCCTAGAGATGGTGAATTAGTTCCTTTCAACATATCTTGTTTTTTAATATATGACAAATATTGTTTTTCATTACCATCATAATCTTTTTGTTTTTGTATTGCTTTCTTATATCCTATAGATTTACTATGCCCTAATGTATCTCTAATTAAAGGAACCACCAAAGCCCAACTCGCTATTTGAGTTCCGTCAGAAAGTTGACGCATCAACCAATTCTGTTGTTGCCTATCATTCGATTTTAGTCTATCAGATACTCCAGTATGTTCCTGTATCAATGTTATACAAATTGCGCTGGTACAAATACAACAAGACAATCCTATAAGTGCTCCACACTGAGGACCACATTGAGAAATCATATTAGTAATTGGTTCTGTAAATGTGCTAGCTGTCCCTGAAAATACCGACCCTACACTAGAAAGAGGGACACCTATAATCTTTCCTACAGAAAACCCTCCTAATGTAAAATCAGAAAATGACGAACCTAAAGTAGATGCCCCAGCCCCTAATGCCTTTGGAATATCTAAAAAATCTTTGACTGCAGTTCCCCCTGAAATTATCATATCACGAACTAAATATCCTGAAGTAGCGCCACATGTTGCCCCACATAACTTTGCTTTTGTATCTTTGTATTCATATTCTTTTACTCCAGATTTAACTGCTTCTCCATACTTTTGCCATTGTTTTGTTGCGGATTCTATTTCTGTATCCCATTCTTCGTTAAGACTTTGTAATGTTATTTTTATAAATTCTTCTCGCTTTGTATCAATCTCCTTCAACTCAGTCTTCATTGTGGTTAACTCATCTTGTATTATTTTAATATTTTCAGCAAATATTTTTGACAAACTATTAGAAGCACCAGTTTGTAATGCAACAACTGCAGTCATACTATCAATATCGGTTTGTTGTCGTCTTTGTTCTTGAAAAACCATTGTTTGTTGATTTAACAATGCATTATTGGCAAGTTGTAGATTACCCAATTGTTGAAAACTTTCCGAAACATCAGAGGTGTTTGTAGGAATAACCGACATTGGTTGTTCTATAATAATTTCTGAATTTGATGATCTTGGTCCCCTTGATTGTCTTGGTTTTGGTATAGGTGGTCTAGAACCACCTCGTTTAGATCTTCTTCGTTTAGATCGACCTCTTTTAGATCGTCCTCTTTTAGATCGATCTCTTTTAGATCGACCTCTTTTAGATCGTCCTCTTTTAGATCGTCCTCTTTTAGATCTTCTTCTTTTAGAGTCTGTTAAATAATTAATGGTTGCTTTTTTGATAGTTTTTTTTTTTAATAATTTTAAACTATTACTAGATGAATAACTGCCTTTTGTATTTAATATTGTTTTTATCTTTGTTGAAAGATTATGATGTGATATAATTGCTTTTTTAAAATTAGATGGTAATTTCTGAAATAATGGTAAAAACTTCGATATTTCTGATGACAAATATTGTTGTTTATCTTTTTCGGTCATCATCATTGTATGTTTTAATATATCATTTTGCGCTATTAAATGAATTAAATTTAAAAAAAAACTTAATGTATCTTTTAATTTTTGCTTCTTTTTGTATAAAGTTGTATTAATGTTTATTGTCATTTTTATAATATATACAAATATTAAAATTAAAATTAAATTATAATGTATTTAAAAAATTAGTTACTTTATTATCCAATTCTAATTCATTTTCATTTTTAGAACTATCTAAATCCACTCTTTCTTTAATAGATTCAAGTGATTTTTTAATAGATTTTTGTTTTTCTACTATAGACATTTGTTTTAATCCATTACTACTCAAATACATCATAATAATTATTATAATACCAACAATACCAACAACTAACCATGAATAAAAATTATTTATTTTATTACTTTTTCGGTTCATTGCTATATTTAGGAATACTGGAACTAAACAACCTAACGCTATAAATATAGCTTCTAAAAGGGGCATATAACTATTTAAATGTTTCATAAAGAAACTATTATCTACATCATCATCACCAGTTATTGAACCATCATATCCTGTACTATAAATAAATAAATTTATTAAACCAGCGCCTAATATAGCGCCAATAAAATCTGAAAAGGTATTACCAAGCATAGCCTTTGAACCATCTATTATATCATATTTATCTTTTAAATTATCTACATAATCATTTGTTATATTTCTATCTTTTAGAATATCATCAGGTACAATTAATTTTGAACAATTAAATTTTTTAATACTATTAGATAAATCTTTTAATCGTTTATCTTTTCCAATAATATCTTCAAATCTTAATACTTGATTTATTATTCGTCTCCAATTACCAGACGCCCATTCATTAATTATTTTTAAATTATCTTTAATATTATCTTTATGATCTAAAAATCTATTATCTGTTGAAAATGGTGATAAAAATGTCTGTAAAAATGTATCATCTAAAGCTTCAGTGCCTAATTTCATTCCAAAATTATCTAAAAATCCAAAAACTATAGAACTTACACCCAAAGCCATAAACATACCAATTAATGAAAATTTTTTACCTTTTATATAATTAATTATTTTGTCTTTACTAAGTATATAAATATTAAATATTGTTAGTATAATACCAACAATAACCAAGAAAAATATACCACTATATTTATCTTTACCGGTTTCTTGTCCTGAAGTTATTAATACTGATACAAAATAACACGCGACAAAAAAACTAACCATTGCAATGAGAGGTAAAATAAATTTATTTAACAGTTTATTATCTTTATATTTCTTATTAAATGTTTTAATATTAAATAAACTAGCTATAAAAGATAACATCAAAATAAAAATTATAAAATAATTAACAAATCTACTAATCATATAAATTATAATAATATTATAATTCTATTTCTGGCATAGGAATATTATCTGTAATATCACTTTTAATTTGTTTACTTGAGAAATTAATACCTACATTTTCTGAACAATAATCTTCACCAACCCAATTATCTATATCATCTAATTCTATTTCTTCATCTCCATATATATCAATTAATTTTGTTTCATCAATCAATATATTACTATCTCCAGTTCCACAAGGAGGAATTTGTCCCATCATAATATTGGATGAAACACCTGTTAAATTATCAACTTCACCAAATATAGATGCTTTAAATAATTGATCTGTTGTTTCTTCAAAACTACATTTAGCTAAAGGACCAATATTTCCTCTATTTATACCAAATCTATCAATCGACATTAAAGATCCTCTGTTAGTCATAGTATCAACTAATAATGATAAATGTCTATAATTTACATATTCTCCACTAGATTCAATAACTTCTTTAATTTCCTTTAATAATAATGTTCTTGCTGCTTCTATTCCTAATAATTCATATACTTCATAAATATCATTTGAAATTGTTCTAGTATAATCTATCTTATCTGAATTTAATATTGATAGTAAATTAATACCATTTGTATTTAATACCCATTCTTCTTTTTGAACGTATGAATTATCTTCTAACTCAAAATGTTGTTTATTTTTATACATAGATACGGATGAAATATCTTTAATACCTTTAATTATAACATTTTCTCTAATATCATTGGCAATATTTTTTAATATATTTACATCATTATCATCTGATTTTTTTATTTTTAATAATCTAATTCTAAATATTAATTTAGTTGAATTATCATCATTATATTTACACGAAATTTCATCACCATATAACATATTAATCTTATAATATATATCCTCCATAGTAATATTTTTATTAATCATTTCTTGTTTATCAAATTGTATTCTTATAATCATATTAGATTGTGATTCCGATTGACATTCAGGATTTATATCATTAAATAATTTATATATTCTAAGTAAATCTTTATCTTCTTCTATTTCTGTATTATTATCATCAGGATCATAATATATATTAATAGATTTAATTAAATTCTTAACCGATGTTAATTCAATATTGTTTAAAATTTCATTTGCTAAACTTTTATCATATTTATATGCTTTATCTAAATAAATAGTTGTTGATGGTGATTTTTGATTTTTAGAAATATGCAGTAATTCCTTTAATCTTGGAACTCCACGAGTAACATTTGATTTACTTGAAACACCTGCAAAATGAAATGTATTTAATGTCATTTGTGTAGCTGGTTCCCCTATAGATTGTGCTGCTATAGGTCCCACCATTTCACTAACATCAATTTTGCTATTATTATATTCCAATTTAATTGTTTCTATTAAATAATCAAATCCTAATTTATTAAGTTTATGATTTTTTAATATTTTTTTAGGAGATAAATAATCATATATAAGACAAATAATTAATTCAACACCATTATCATTTTCTTTACGCAGGTATCTTTCTAATTCATAAATTTTATTAATTATATATGTTGGATTAATATTCAATAAAAGTGTATTTAATGAAAATGTTTCTTTAACACTATTTATCAATCTATATAAGTTAATTGGAAACCTTATAATACCATCTACACTATTTTTAAATACATAACTTTTTAGAAAATGGTATTTTTCAAATAATTTATTATAATATTCGTCCAACTTTTTATTATATTCTTTATCAGTTTTTATTTCTGATACAACCCCTTTATTTAAATAATCATCATAATTTTCATTAATATCAAATTTATAAATTAATTCTAATTGATTGTAATTTTTAGTTAATAAGTCACACGTTTGATTTATAATTTTAACATAATGCATACCATCTTCACCATATACAAACTGAATTATATTTCCATATGCATTTCTAACCGAAAGATCATAATATATTTTTAAATCTTCCATAGCTTTAATAAGTTTTCTTTGGATATAACCAGTTTCAGATGTTTTAACTGCTGTATCAATTAAACCTTCTCTACCACCCATTGCGTGAAAGAAGAATTCATGTGGTTGTAATCCTTGAATAAAAGATGATTCAACAAATCCTTTACTTTCTGGACTAATATCATATTTTGTAAAATTAGGCAATGTTCTATTATTAAAACTACTTGGAATTCTCTTACCATCAACATTTTGTTGACCTAAACACGCAATCATTTGTGCTACATTAATAGTTTTACCTTTAGAACCTGCTGAAACCATATTAGTCATTCGATTATTATTGGTTAAACTTTCTAAACCAACTTTACCTGCTTCAGAAATAGCTTTATTTAATAAATTATTTACACGTTTTTCAAATTCAGCTTCTTTTGATTCGGAAATTGTATTTTCAAAAATTTGTTTATGAACATGCGTATTTAATTTAGACACTTGCTTTTTAGTATTAACAATAATTTTATTAATTTTTTCATCTGTTTGTTTATTGGCAACTAAATCACCTATACCAACACTAAAACCAGTTAATACTAAAAATCGTGTTACTATATTTTGTAAATCATCTAATACTTCTTGACACACTTTGGATCCATAATCATTAAATACAATATGAATAAGACCTCTAGTTCCGCTATTTAAAATTTTAGAATCAATACGACCTTGAATTAAAACACCATTTTTAATTATAACATAATTTAAATTATCTTCTTTTAAATCATCATTATAAGAATTATTTTTCATTTCTAAATTTAATGTTTTAGGAAACGCCATTGATATTAGTTGTCTTCCAGACCATCTTTCAAAAGGATTCGTTTTTTCAGGTTTAGGTAGTTCACCATCAAATTTATCAATATATATTAGAATATTCATCATTTCTTCTCGGTTTAAATAAACATCATCATTTGTTATTCTATTAATACCTAATAAAGAATCTTGAACCAATGAAATAACTGGTTTATGTTCTCTTGGTGATATAATTTGTAATGGAACTAAAGTTAAATGTAATAATTCTGCTTTAGTTTGTACTGATTGTGGCACATGCATATTCATTTCATCTCCATCAAAATCAGCGTTATAAGGTTTTGTTACACTAACATTTAATCTAAAGGTATCATAATCCATAACTTTTACTCTATGACCCATCATACTCATTTTATGTAATGATGGTTGTCTATTAAATAATACTACATCATCATCATCTAAATGTCTATGGACAATATCACCTTCATTTAAAATTATATTATATACATCAACATATTGTAATGATGTGGTCTTACCATCTATTTTTTTCTTAATACTTTTAGCGCCTGGATGCTTAAATGGTCCATTTCTTATATATTTATATAAAGTATCTTTATTATATTTAGTAACTATATCTGGATACGTCAAATTCATAGCAATTTTCTTAGGAACACCTAATTGATCTATTTTAATATTTGGATCTGGGGTAATAACACTTCTAGCAGAATAATCAACCCTTTTACCCATAAGATTACCTCTAATACGACCTTCTTTACCTTTTAATCGTTGTTTTAATGTTTTAAGTGCTCTTCCAGATCTATGTACTGCTGCACTAATCCCTGGTAATTCATTATCTACTAATGTAGCAACATGATATTGTAACACTTGTGTCCATTCATCAACCGTATTTTCTAATGATTTTTCATTTTCTATTTTTCGTTTTAAATGATTATTTGTTTTAATAATATCAATTAATTTATGAGTTATATCATCTTCACTTCTCATACCTGCACTTTGTCTTACAGATGGTCTAACAGATGGTGGTGGAACAGGTAATATAGAACATATTAACCAATCAGGTCTACACCATTTAGGTGATAATCCTATAGCATCGCAATCTTCATCTGTAATTCTTAAAAATATTTTATGAATAAATTCAGCTGTTAATAATTGTTTATTGTCTGATTCTAATTCATCTGATATAGTCTTATCTTTCCATTCAGCATATATTTTAGAAAGTCCATCTTTAACGAATTTATTTGGTTGTAAAGCACCACACCCACAATTATTAGAAGTTCCACAAATATTAACTTTAGAGCATTTTTCTACAACTAAATTAAATAATTTTTTTTTATCTTTAATACCTATTAATTCTGGATCATTAATATCAATTAATAAATTAGAACATCTAATACAAATACATTTTAATATCTTTATAACTATTTGAATAAATTGAATGTGAAATACTGGTCTTGCTAATTCAATATGACCAAAATAACCTGGACAAAATCTATTATCTAAATTATCTGTAGGACAAATTTTACCATGATCAATTACACCCATTCTAGGATCAAATAAACCTTCTATAATAGGATCACCATGTCCATCATATAATACAGTTTGTGTTACATGAACTACTGACCTATTTTTAATTTCATCTGGACTTAATACACCAAATTGAACTCCTTTTATTTCTTTAATATTCTCAGTGTAATTTAATTCATTATAAAGAGATGACATTTATAATATACTATATATATTTTTTAAGTTTGTTTTTATTTAATTATTCAATTTTAATTAAATAAAAAATAACTTAAAACACAATTATTAATATTACATATGTTACTATATCTATTTGGGTTCGGAATATTTATTATACCATTATATTTATTTAAAAATAAACTAATTTATAATTTTTTACTATATTATGATTTATTTTTAAATTATAATTGTAAAAATATATCTTATACTGGAATTAATAATAAACATATAATAAATACAAATAATATTAATAATATTAAAAATTATGATATAATATTAGTTAATTTTAATGTTAATAATAAAATTAAAAGAACTTTTTATAAAAATAATATAGAGTTTACTTTAAATAATATACCTAATTATAATAGTCAAATAATATTAGCAACTATTGATTTATATAATAATAATAAAATTATAATAAAAGATATAGATATTACAAATGAATTAAATCAATTTATGTTATATAATAGTAGTTTAAGTTTAACAAATTCTAAATTAGATAAATTATTATGGATTTCATTAATAAATAATAAATTTAATTATGAATATTCGGCAGATTTAATCATTAATTATAAATTAATGAAAGATGATATCACAATTGTTAATGGTAAAGAAATAAATATTTTAGTTAAAGATGGTGAATTAAATTATTTATAATATTTTCACTTAAAATTATTTTTACTTAAAATTATATTAAACTATATAAATAGGTATGACTAATCCTGAGACATATCATAAATTAAATTGTAAGTGGAAATTTTGGTTTCATGACCCATTAGATAATAATTGGAAATTGGATAGTTATAAAGATATATATACAATAGAGTCAATAGAAAGTTATTATAAATTATATTCATTTTTAAATAATAAAATAATAGAAAATTCAATGTTATTTTTAATGCGTGATACTATAGATCCTCTTTGGGAAGATAAAGAAAATATTAACGGTGGATGTTGGTCATTAAAAATACCAAAAGGAAATATTTTTGATATTTGGAATAATATATCTATAGCTTTATTGTCAGAATCTATATCAAACAAAGATACAATTAATATTAATGGTATATCAATAAGTCCAAAAAAAAATTTTTGTATTATAAAAATTTGGACAAATAAAAATATAAATAATATAAAAAATCTTAATACTATTAAAAATTTATCTTATGATGGTATTATTTTTAAACCACATAGTATTTAATCATTATCTACTTTAGGTGCCAAACATAATTTAATTTCTCCTAATGAGGCAACTGTATATTTAATTATAAGAGGATAATCATTTTTTAAAAATAATTCTATAGTATTACATAAATTTGTACATTTACTAAATAATACAAGATGCTTTAATGCAAATATACCTTGTACTATTTCATCTGGATTATGATTCTTTAAAAATGTTAATCCTGTATTAGCTTCACCAATACATGTTTCTTGACTAGCAAAATGACCTTTACAATTAAATATTAGTTGATTATCTAAACTTTTTATTTCAATATCATCTGCTAAATTATGCATATCTCTACAAATTTTTTGAAAATCAACCGATGGAATCGTTATTACGGAATCAAATGTTGCAGGTGGTATTTGAATATTATCTTCGTGTAAATCCATTAAATTTAATTTATAATTAGTAACAGAATTTTTTTCACTGTTTTCTATTCTTATACATAATACACTCTCATTTTCTTCTTCTAAAAATAATGAAAGTGAATCATTATTACCCATTGTTTTGATAAGTTTAAATAAATTTAGCATATTAACACCTAATATTCTTTTACTTTTACAATTAAATATTTCAAAATTTTCACTATTTAATTTTAAATGTACTAAAACTGTATGGGATGAATCCATAGCAATAATTTTTATTCCAGATTCATCAAACTCAAAATTAGCGTCTGTTAATATTTCTTTTAAAGCCTCTATTAATACTCTAAACGCAGCCGACTGAACGGTTTTTATTTCTATCAAATTTACCATATTTTTATATAATAAGAAATTCTTTAAATATTATTTATATTATTATTTATATTATTATTTTTTAAATATAATCAATTTCTAATAATATTATACCTGCAATAACAGTACATATTAAACTACCCAATATTTTATAAATAATTTTTTTACCTATTTTATTATCTTTTAATCCATCCATACTTTTTTTTAAAAAAAATATAGATCCAACTAATAATATAACTATCATAAAATACATTCCTAGTTGTTTAGTATATCTACTTGGATTAAATTTAACTAAATTTTTTTTTTCTTCAGAATGATCTATTTCTAGTAAATTATCTGATATTATTTTAGGTAATACATTTACTAATTTATTTCTTAATAATAATATAACTGGTATAAGCATTATAACAAAAAATATTATTATAGCAAAAAAATCTGGACCAAAACGTCCAATAGTAATTAAAAATCCAATTATAATAGTAACTAATACTACAATCATTGTATATGACTTAATTTTATATTCATGTTTTTGTTTTATAGTTTCACTTAATTGTAAATCACTCATTAATATTTAATAATATTTTAAATTAAACTATTAAATTTAGTATTAAATAACCTACTAAAAATAATAGTGCCGCTAAATATAAGTAATTTTCTTTTTCTATTTTTATTACTTTAAGAATAAAATTTTTACTGTCTTTATGAGATAATAAGTAAAATAAACATGTAAATAATAATGATTTTAATATTAAATTCTTAGTTAACATTTCACCTAAATTACTTTTATTATCTCCTACAAAATTTTCTATTGAACCAACAAATGGTTCTACTGATGTAGTAGTAGGTTTTTCTTCTTCTTCTTCGCCTTCATTTGTTTCTACTACTGATGTAGTAGTAGGTTTGTCTTCTTCTTCTTCTTCTTCTTCTTCTTCTTCGCCTTCATTATCATTTTCATTTTCTTCTTCACTATTTTCATTTTCATTTTCTTCTTCACTATTTTCATTTTCATTTTCTTCTTCACTATTTTCATTTTCATTTTCTTCTTCACTATTTTCATTTTCATTTTCTTCTTCACTATTTTCATTTTCTTCTTCATTATCATTATCATTATCATTATCATTATCATTTTCATTTTCACTATCATTATCATTAAAAGGTTCTTTTACTTCTTGATAACATTTTCCTCCAAATGTTAAATCTTCACTGCTACATAAATGAACTTTTATTGTATTATTTTTCATTTTAATATTATTACACGCATCTCCTTCAACTTTAAACATTTGTTTATTTCCATCACTATCAGATGTTTTTAGAAAACATTTTTTTTTTGTTTCATGATTATCAAACCTTTCATATAAAGGTGATCCAAGAGTAGTAAAATATGACATTTATATATTAAACATAGAAAAAATTATCATATTTAATTTCTAAATATTTATATAATGGATATTAAATTAATTATAATTATATTAGTTATATTAGTATTGTATTATAAATATAGTATTTATAATTCAAAAGAAAATTTTCAAATCGAGATTATTACTAAATTTAATAATAAATTAGATAAAATTATTGAAAAAAAAAAAGGTAAACAAAAAAAAGAATTTATTAAAATAAAAAATTCTGAACTAGTTGATCCATCTAAAAAATTTCTTTATAATAATAAAATTGTTATAACAGGCGCTACAAGTGGAATAGGTTATGAAGTTGCTAAAATGGTTAACAAATATAAACCATTTTTAGTTATTTGTGGTAAAAAAAAAGAAAAGGTGTTAAAAATTGTAAATGATTTTAAAAAAATAAATGATAATGTATATGGTGTCTGGGTTGATTTATCTAAAAAAAATGGTGGAAAAGAAATGTATGATGCTATAAAAAAACATATTAATACTATAGATATATTAATAAATAATGCTATAATTAATAAAGGTTCTAGATTTTTAATGTCTAAAGATAGTAATGATTGGGAAAATGAAATAGCAGTTAATATAAATGGTAATATAGTATTAAGTCAAAAAATAGCGTATTCTATGAGAATTAGAAAAATTAAAGGAAGAATTATAAATATAAGTTCGAATAATGTTAAAGAAAGTAATACTAAATTAAATTCAGGTAGTGATATTTTAACTAAAAATATGATTGAAAAATATAGTAATCTTTTGGCAGATGAATTGTATCCATATAAAATTGCAGTAACTACAATACGTTTAGATGAAAATTATAAATCTAATAAAAGTAATTATAAAAATAAAATATACACTAAATATTTTGGTAATATATTTGACATAAATATGGATAAATTTACACCATTATTTATGTATACTATTAAAGCACCATTTCATGAAATATCTGGTAAAATAATATCAAGTGATTCATTTAAACAAAATATAGAATTATCTAAAATTATTCCAGCACATCAAATGAAACTCAATAAAACCTATAAAGATTTCAATTTTAATACATTTACAAAACAAAAAGATAAAACATATTTAGTTAAACAAAATCCATATAATATGTCATCTAATATTAAAAAATTATTAAATAAAAATGATTTGAAAATAATAAATAATGAATCAAAGTATAAACCAATATTAGATATTATAATTTCTAAAAAATTAAATATTAGTAAAAAGAATATTGTATTTTTTAAATCAGAATATGAATGTATTAAAAAAATAATAGAAATATTTGTTCCCAAATATCAAAGTATAATAGTAGTAAATCCTATATGGTCTTTACTAAAATTAGTCTGTTTAGAAAATAAAATTAATATAGAATATAGCGCACTAAAAAATAATTCTAAACATTTAACACCTAATTTTAATTTAATATTAAAATATATTAATACAAAAACAAAATTAATATATCTTAGTAGTCCTAATATTACTTCTGGACAAAGTATAGAAAAAGACGACTTTGAAGCATTTATAAAAGAAGTTCCTGAAAATATAATAATAGTATTAGATCAAAGATATGTAGAATTTTCAAATAAAAAAAATATTTTAAAAGGAAATACATATTTAAATTACAAAAATTTAATAGTATTAAGAACTTTTAATAACTTTTACTCCATTGAGAATTTAGAATTATCTTATATTTTAGCTAACAAAGAAATAAGTAAATTTATAAATGAAAATACATTAGTGAATCAAATTAATCATTTTAATGAACAATTAGCATTAGAAGTATATAGTGATAGTTATTATAGCGCTATCAAATCTAAATTAATTAAAGAAAGGAAAAGAATTATAGGACATTTAAAAGAGAATAGAATTGATTTTTTCCCAACAGAAACACATTTTTTATTAGTTAAATTAAATAAAAAAAAAAAAATAATTGAAGAAGAATTACAGAAACATAATATTATTCTTTATAAGTCTAATGATAATTATAATTACCATTGGACTTTACCTTTATCTATTCCATCTATTAATGATAAAATAATTGATGTTTTAATTTATAATAATTAATTCATTAATTCATTAATTCACTATATACGATATTACTCCAATTTTTTGGAGCATCATAATATTCCCAATTAAATACTCCTCCAAAATTAATATAATTTTTTACAATGTTTTTTAATACTTCTAAATTTGAATTAAAATTTTGACTTGATATACTACCCATTACTATTTTTTCTTCTGGATATCCATTTTTAATCATTTGTTTATAGGCGTCTAAACTATAATCATAATAACATTGAACGTTAAAATAATCTATTAAATTACCACATTTATTATATAAATCTTTATATACAAATCCACCCATACCTATTACATCATTTTGTATAGAATATTGAATTGGTGCCATTGTTATAATAAAAGGCATTCCAAAATCTTTTTTTATTTCTAATATTAGATGTTCTACATTATCTATATTTACTATTTCTTCTATATCTAAATCTATACCATCAATTAAATCTTTTTTTTCTAATAATAATTCTTTAAGTAATGAATAATAAGTATCAAAATTAGAAAATAAATCTTGAAATGCTCCTCCAGCACCACCTACCATTAATATAATTTTAATTCCTAATTGTTTTGCTTTTTTTATATCTTCCCATACACTATCAAATATTTTATCATTTGGATTATGATCATTTAGATGAATATATGGATTGTTATTTTCATCAGTTCCAAAATGAATAGATGATAAATGAATGTGTGTTACTTTTGTATTAGGTGTTAAAATAGATTGAAGACCATTAAATGTTTGATAATAATAAATTATTTTTTTAGACATACTATATTATAATATTTTTATATTATAATGGATAATACAAAATTAAATAATATGCTACCAAAAGTAAATAAAAAGGTTGGACCAAAAGTAGCGCCTAGAAAGTCTAAAAAGGTTGGACCAAAAGTAGCGCCTAGAAAGTCTAAAAAGGTTGGACCAAAAGTAGCGCCTAGAAAGAAAAAGGGAATAGATTGTAACTTGATAATTAGTGCTTTTTGTAAACCTAAATCACAATGTATTACGGAATTACCATTTATAATACCAGCTGAAATTGGAAAACGTATAAAAGATATATCTATATTAAGTTTATTATTAAATTCACATATTAGTATAAACGGATTAGATAAAACTAAATTTATATATATTTCATCTGGTACGCAGGGTAGTGTTTGGAAATTTACAGATTTAGATGGTTCTTTAAAAATAGTAAAAATTCCAAATCTTCAAAACTTTAGTGGTCTTTTTAAAACAAAATTTGGAAAAATAAGTATAGACGATTTAAATTGGAAAAAAAGTGATATAATTAAAATATTTAAATCATTTTCTGAAAATGAATTTACTGATTTTAATTCATTAAATAAAAAATTATCTAAAATAGATATGTCAAAAGAAAAACTAAAAATAAAATCTTCAAATACAGAATTAAGATATGGAAGATTCTTCTATAATAAAAATAGTTTAAATATAAAACTAGTTATAAAAGAATATATAGATGGTGTGGCTCCTACAACTACAGATATAAAAGAAATTAAGAATATTTTAAAAGATACAAGTATTCATGATATTAAAAAAAATAATATTATAAAAAAAGGTAATTATTTTTATTTGATTGATTTTTTATTATAATATTATATTATAATGGATAAAATTATTAAAAGTATTAAAAGAATAAAAAAATTAAAAACATATGCTCGCAAATCGGACAGTTATAAATACATGAATGTTAAAAACTATAACGAATTAATACCTTTAACATATACTATTCTTCTTAAAGATACTATAATAGTAACTAAAATTAAAGGAAAACTTGAATCAAAACAAAAATTAGAGAGAGGTGATTATGTATTATGCGCTAGAAAAAAAGATATCTATGGTCATAAATTAGAGAAAATGTTAAATTTATTTGATATAGGTATTATTGGTAACAAAATAGTAAAAAGAAAGGGATTTAAATTATCCAAATCTCTTTTAAAGAAACATAAATTAGATTCTAATATAACAATAACCCCAAGTTGGGGTGGAAAACAACATTTGAAGGAAAATGATTATATATTATTAGAATTAAAGGATACACCTAAAACAAGTCATAGTAATCATTATGGGATAGAAAATAGTGTTTTTAAAAAAACATACAAAAAAGTTATGGATTAAAATAGTCTTGAAAATATCGCCATGTTATAGAAAACATAATTCCATTTAATCCATTTGTTATAATTTTAGTTTTAAGACCTCGAAATATCCAATTATAACCTTCTTTAGCATATAAATTATTTATAGTTTCTCTATATGATATAGTATTGGCACTTGTTTGTTTTATAGTTTTTATTACTCTAACACAATTCGATGTTGTATCAGATACAATAGATGAACATAAACCAATAGATGCGCGTTTTGTTAATTTATCAATAGTGCTATCATTTTTATCCTCAGGAAAATAATAGTTTAAGTAATTATATGTTACGAACCATGGATAATGACCAATTAAGGTTGAACTAAACGCCGCGACAGAACCATTGAACATGGTTCTAATACCATTTTGTTTTATATTTGTTTTAAGAATATTCAATGAACCATTAACTTGATAATTTAATTTTAAAGTATCCATAGGCATGAATAATACTCTCCAACTAGCAGCTCCTATACTAGCAATACCGGTTTTTATAGATAATGGTAAATCTAAATGTTTGGTTGCTTCTAATATTCCTATATTAGCAGCAGTATCACCGAACCTAAATAGTGGAGCATTAATAATAGCAAATGAATAACCACGATATAATCTACGTATTCCACCTTGATTATAAAGTGTTTTAAGTGATGTATTAAATGATCCTCCATTTACATATTGATAATTCATTATAGTTCTTAACCACATTAAGGTAGAAACTTGTGTAACCATAGACATGCTACCAGATATACCACCACCAAGTGCCTTTTGTAATGATCTATTATATATATCAGTATTCATTATATAATATATAATATAATTTTTTTAAATAGTTGAAAATAAAGTTATTAAACTATATAATACTCCACCCCATATTGTATCCATTAAAACAACATTTATAGACCAATCTTTAAATATAGCCATATTAGTAAAATCATAAATACCATATGTACATAATCCTAATAAAAATGATCTAAATATATTTTGTTTAAATGAAAATTTATCTTTTTGATTGTAAATAAAAACAACCCACATTAAAAATATTAATACATAAACCATTATAGTTGGATATATTCTTAATTTTAATGGTGACTTTTGAATCGTATTTACTAATTTAAAAAATATATTGCTTGTAGATTTAAGATAAATATAATCCAATATAGATATTGCTATTAAAGCTTTTAATAATCCTAAAAAATAATTATTCATATATTAAATAAAAAATATTTTATATTTATATTATAATGAATATTGATTTTTATTTAATAATTGGAATAATTATATTATGTTTAATTTTATCATATATTTACGTTAAAAATACAAAAGAAAATTTTCAAGACAATAATTCTACTGCTGATCAATCAATGCTAGGTATGGCTCAACAACTTGTTGGTAATCAAAATGAATCGGTCATAAATCAGTCATGTTTATCAGAAGATAATATTAATTCAATAGTAGAACAAGCTAGTTCTAAATATTGTCCGGTTTCATCTGATTATAATCCTCGTGATTTTGTTAAAAAAACTGAAATTGATTTAGTTAATTCATGTCCTAAACAACCTGATCTTAAAGACTATGTTTTAAAATCAACAATACCACCTATACAAAAATGTCCTTCATGTGTATGTCCTAAAGTTAAAATAGAAGCAGGTTTAACTAAAGAATGTCCTATAATTAAAAATAATTGTCCTCGTCCAGCACCTTGTGGTGTTCAACAATGTAGAACAGTAATAAAATGTGAACCAGGCCATAAACAAGTTCATTGTCCGTCTTGTCCAAAACCAAAAGCATGTCCACAAGTTCCAGAAAAAGTATGTCCTGCATTAAGTTTACCTAAGTCAAATTTTAAATGTCCTGATCCTAAGCCGTGTTCTCTTCCATCACCATGTAAAGATGGTGAAGGTAGATGTCCAGAACAAAAATGTCCAAAATGTGAATTTAAAGGTGTCGATACCATTGTTAAAGAAAAATCAACAGAAGATATGGTAAATGAATTATTAAATAATCAAGATCCAAAATTAAATGAACTTTTAGATGCCCTTAAGAACAAATTAAATATTAAAGATAATGAAATAAATGAAACTAATGAAAATAATGAAATAAATGAAACTAATGAAAATAATGAAATAAATGAAATAAATGAAAATAATGAAAATAATGAAAATAATGAAACAAATGAAAATAATACAAATTTATATAAAAAACTTAAGGGAGCACTTAATAATACATTATCAGATTACACAATAAGCAAACGTACAAATGATGTTATATTTAAAGATTATATAGAACCCTTTGTAAATTATAACTCAATATCAAGAAATAATAGTAGTAATAAAATGGACCCTGAACCATTTGCAAATTATATGACATTCTTGTAAAATTAATTTTATTAAAATAATATAAATATATAATAATGATAGAACCTATATTAGTTAGTTCGTCTCTGTTAATTGGTAAAGAAATGTTCACCCAAACAATTACTACAACAACTAAAAATATATATAATGGGATTGATAAAATTTTACTTAATGATAATTTACAATTTAAAGATTTATTAGAAGATCTAGATATAACAATAAAATTAGATATTATAAATACATTTATAATAGATATTCATAGTAATAACAAAATATTTAATAATTCAGTTTCTAAAACATTTAAGTATTTAGAAGAAATATTAAAAATTATTGAACTTGAAATTGAAAATATTAATAATGAAATTATTAAACATAACGAAAAATGGTTTTCTAAATTTAGATTCTCAAATAGTAGTTATATGTTACAAAAATTAGTTAAACATATACAAATTTTAGATGATAGATTTGAATTACTAATTAAATTAATAAAAATATAATTAATTATTAATGATATTTATTATTATTTTCATTATAGTTTTATTTAGTATTTATTATATATATTCAATCGAATCATTTAGATCAGGTATTCCAAGTGGTTATGGACATGTATATTCACCACACCCTCCTTGTGATTATAAAAATAATTGTCATAAAGGTTATTATTTTAGATCACAATCTTATAATAATTATCCACAATTTACTGCTTTAGGTTCAATAAATATAATGACTAAATTTAAAAAACCATTAAATTGTTTTAAACGTAAAACTTATATTCCTTTAAATTATTTTTAGTATAGTTAATACATTTAGAACAATAATAATCATTATTAAAAAAAAACATAAAATTATGTTTCTTTTTACATTTAATACATTCCATACATGGAGGTATTTTTACTAATTTTATTTCATCCATTAATTACTAAACATATATTATTTTTTTAAGATTTTAAATTTATGTTACTCGTGAATATTTAATTATTAGTTTAACTTTTCCTAAAAAGTTTTAGGATTAAAGGATACACCACATCCACAACTAGTAGCCATATTTTTATCTGGAATATATACAAATTTACTTTCAAAAATATTTTTACTATAATCTTCTTTAACATAGTCTATAGTTGTTCCTAGTAAATACATTTCTGCTAATGGGTCTACTGCGAATTTAATATCCTCATATTCTAAAATATTAGGTTTTACTAAATTGTTATATTCATTTTTATCTATAGTAGATAATTCATAATTAAATCCATTACATCCACCACTGCTGATAGAAAAAAGAAAAGCATAATTGGTATTAGATTTAATTATTTGTCCCATTTTAGACCACGCTGATTTTGTGACATTTATAATAGAATTCATTATACTTAATATTAAATTAGTTTTTTAATATATAAAAAATTTAAATTTAGGATTATTCTAAAATATAACATTAGATGAAATTAAATTAAAAATATTATAAACTACTATAATTATTTTGATAATCATGTCTTTCTGTTGGACATATAAAATTATATATAGAATCTTTTAAGCAAATACATAAATTATCTACAAAATTTTGACAACACAATTTATATGTTAAAAAAATCAATAATGTTATTAGTAATGTAAAAATTATAGAAATACCAGTATTTGATGAATTATTTATAAGTTCACATGTATTAAATGAACTACTATTTGTATTATTTAAACACATATTTTTATTTATTATATTACAATTCGGCATAAAAACTGATTCTATTTTATAGGCAGTATTATTACAATGTGTAGAATTATAGTAATAAATAGTATGATTATAGTGTAATGATTTAGATTTAGCTAAAGTTATATCGGATGTTAATGATAATATTAAAAAAATATAGAGATAATTCATAATTATATTTAAACTAATGATTTGTGTTTAAATATTTTATTATATATATTATATGGATAGCGGAATAGTTTCATTAACTGATATTGAAGAGATGAAAACATTTATAGATAAAATACTTGAAGACAATATAGTATTTAACGAACTAAAAGGTATAGTAGGACGTCACGATGAATCACATACTTGTAATTTATTATCAATTGAAATTACAGACTCCGAAGACAATACAACAAGATTTACTAAAGAGCAAGGTAGGCCCGCAGAATCTATGGATGCACTGAAACACGAAGAATTGGGAAAGGATCTTGATAAACAACAGCGCCTCACAACTTATGCACTAGATAATGTATTTAGTATTGACTCAAACAAATTATGCCAGTTCGAAGTCAACAAGCAATACTTGCAAGCCGCCCATCGGTCTTCTAGTATTTCATTAATGTTATATTCTAAAAATATAAATACAAGAGCAAAAGCCAATTCGTACATTTTATGTGGATTATTATTTTTAAAAGAATTAAAAGAACAAGGAAAAAAAACATTATATATTCCATTAATTTGTTGTAAAAAGGGAATAGGTCGTGGATTTTTGTCGTTGGCAGAAAAAATAGCAGAAGATCTAAATTATGATAAAATAACTCTTAATTCTATGGATCCTCCCTTAGGTTTTTATATAAAAAAAGGATATCAATTTGAACCAGGATTGGATAGGTACTATAAACTAAAGAATAAAATAGATTTAAATGTATTTAAAACCAATTCGGAAGCACTTAAACACGCTCTTTACCAATCCACAACCGGCTACTACCCTCTTCTTACGGAGGGTACCAAATACAGCTTCCGGCGACTAGGCAGACGACAAAATATACAGACGGCAACTCATCTTGATAAAATAAAAATGGTTGGAGATGAAATTAAAATGTTTAAAAATTTTGGTGCTTTACAAGCATCTGCAAATACTCCACCAAATACTCCAGCAAATGTAAATGCAGACCGAAGTTCACGTAGGCGAAGTTCACGCAGGCGAAGTTTACGTCACAACCCGTACGGGAGGGCGGGGGGTGGGCGCAAATTGGGCTACATGGGAGGAAAACGAACTAATATTAGAAGAACTAATAAAAGTAAACGTAAAAGTAAACGTAAAGTAAAAAGGTAATTATAAAACACTAGATTTACAAGTTTTAAAATCCTTTTTATTATAATCAATCGATACAAATTTAACTTTATCTTCTGGTATATTTATACGATCGCCCCAATGTTTATATAAGAAATTCTTTAATCTTTTACCTGAATGTTCAACACTATAATTTTTAACATAATAATCTCTAGGTTTATATGTTTTATTTTTTAATCCTTCTAATAATTTTTCTACTGCTTTCTCAACATCATTTTCATCATTAAATAATTCGCCTGTTTTATCATTTACATATTTCCAACCAGCTAAAATATTTTTATTAACTAAACAAGCTAAATTATTACATAAAGCTTCTGTTAATACTCTTGGTGAAGCATCTATTTCGTTAGGAACAAATATAAATTTAGCTTTTTTATATAATTTTACAAATTCATCATATTTTAACATATTTGTACTGGGTGATTCCATATAACTACAACCATTTGGTAATTCACAACCTTTTCTCCCAATAAGTAAACCTTTTAATTTAAACTTATTACAAAAAATATCTAAACATTTTTTAGCTAACTTCCAATTTTTATTATAAGTTGCCCAATCATCACATACTGTTTTTTTATCATCTACTTTTAAACAAATATAAATAAAATCAAATGTTTTTTCTACACTTTCATCTGGTTTATAGACATTACAATCAATAAAATCAGATTCACTGGAAAAATGTATAGGCATATCAGGTGGAAAATATTTTTCTGGATCTCTAAATCCATGTAACCATCCTTCACACATTTCTTTATATTTATATTTATTAAATGTATCTCCCCAATTCTCAAATGGATTAGAAGGTACATTAGGAAATTCCATATAACTTGATATTCCTAAAAATATATTATTTTTTTTATTATCATCATAAATTTTTATTTCTTCATTTGTATTACCAAATGGTTTAGATAATAATATTATATTTAATTTATTACCATTATCATCAAATACATTTACATAAGGTCTTTTAACTGTAGGTGTTATTTCCTTTTTTTCTTCGTCGGTAAATGATTCTTTATTTAAAAATAATGAAATTAATAAAATTAATACTAATATGATAAAAACTATAAATAATAATATAAAATAGGATTGTCCTGTGACTTTCATTAATAATATAATTTATTTTTTTTTTTTTAAACAATTATAT